TGGAAATCAATATAAAGAAGGTCTAATTTTGGTCCTGGTGAAGGTTTTACAGCAACTAGATCAAGACCGATAGTCTGAGCAGCAATTTTCATTGCAACTGGAAGAAGGTTTTGACCGAGGTCACCTGAACCTTGTGCGAAACCACCAAGTGCGTTAGCTGCATTTGTTACATTTGTGTAACCAGCGAAGGTTGATGGTTGTGGAGATGTTACTGCACCCATACCAGCTAGGGTCGCGTTTACATACGCATTTTCATTAATTGAGTGAAACTCGGCATATTCAGACATCCAATCAAGTTTGTCTTCGCCCGCAACACCCATGTTCTCAAGAACTGGAGCCCACTTCTTAAGAGCTTTTGATTTGTCAATTCTAATGTGTGACATAGTGTTTTTTTATTTTTTTTATTATCTATATATAAAACCCAATTTTTTCCCTTTTTTGAGATATGGATTTTTTATAGATTAAAGGTTTTTGAATCTTTCTAAGATTGCTTTCATCTCATTTTCAGCTAATCTATCTTCTTGAATTAGAGGTTCAGAAGTGATGAGTTTCTTGGATGTAGGATCTTTTTTCTTCATGTTCCTTGTCATCCAGAAATGCTCAATATTGGCTTCTGTTGTCAAATCGGGATAGAGTCTAGCTTGGGAGACTACAGATCTCTTAGTAGATTCGTTTAATTGGGACCAGACCGGCTTAATGTTTTCGGGCATCAATCTGATTAGTCTTTCTTCAAGACTTTCATTCTGAGCTGATAACGCTTCTTGAATCATTTTTAAAACATCAGTGCCAGTAAAGTAACTCTTTTCGTTTATATAAAGTTTTACTTGCTCCTGCTCGTCTTGTGATAAGTTATAAAAACTATCAACTTGACGTTTGTTTAAGAATCTCAAGAAATGTAACTCATTAGTTTCAGAAACTTTGCGTTTTGTAGCTTCTAAGATAAGTTTGTCAATTTGTTTTGATAATTCAGTATCGGAATTCTTTTCATATTTCATTTCTTCGGGTGATTGAGCTTCCATACCTTCTTCTCCCATGTCTTCCATTTCTCCTTCACCTTCTTCTTCTTCCACCATACCTTCTTCTCCCATGTCTTCCATTTCTCCTTCACCCATATCTTTTCTAGGTGACATTAGATAAGCAGCGTCTTCTTCCTCGTCTTCAAAATCAAAAGAGTGTAATTCCTCTTCTCCCTCAGGCATTTCTTCAAAACCAAATTCTTCTAAAGTAGGGATGAACTTACTTCCAGCACTTTCATTTACTTTTTTAGAATTTAATTTCTCAGCGATCATACCAGCATAAGAAACTGTTTTATCTAAGTTCTCAGCGAGATACTCAGAGTAAGAAATATTATCATCTAGGTGTTCAGCAATGTACTCAGAATAAGCAATGTTACCTTCAACGTGCTCAGCAAGATACTCAGAATAAGCAATAGAGTTATCTAAATGTTCAGCAAGATACTCAGTGTAAGAAATACCCTTGTCAAGGTTTTCAGCGATATACTCAGAATAAGCAATGTTCTTATCTAAGTTCTCAGCAAGGTATTCAGAGTAAGAAATATTCTTGTCTAAGTTTTCAGCAAGGTACTCAGAGTAAGAAATATTCTTGTCTAGATTTTCCGCAACATACTCAGAATAAGCAATGTTCTTGTCTAGATTTTCTGCTAAGTACTCAGTGTAGTTGATTGCCTTCTCTAAATTTTCGGCCAAATAGTCGTTGTGAGAAATCAACTTGTCTGTAGTACTTCTAAGAGTTGTGTTTTCATTAACAACAACCTGTACTTTCTCCGCTAAATAATCAAGATATTTAACAATTTGAGAATTTGTTTTGTTAATCTCCTCATAATACTCAAGGAGTTGTTCAAGTTTTTTTGGTGTCATGTTACCAGTCTTAACAGCACTTTTAACTTCTTTTTTAGCCGAAGCAATCTCATTAATGAGATACTTAGAATAGTCAGTCAACTGCTGTTTGGTAACGAATTCATTCTTGTTCATATGGAATAGATCGTTTATTTTTGACTCATCGGACATTTCATATATCCTAAAGTTAGCTTTATTTGAATAGTTTAAAGATTCATTAATTGAATTCATTTTTGCAGATGCAAAACCTGGATCAGCAACAATGTCGTAAGTGAAAAGTTTTTTAAGTGTTACTGTTCCGTCGTTTTCAGTAATACCAGCTGCTCTTGAAGATACAAAAACAGGACAACCATCTTCAACAAGTGATTGAGCTTCCTTACCCCAGTAAGTGTTAAGTAATTTGATTTGGCCTTCTACTCTATTAGACTCCTTAACAAAGGAAGTTTTTCTAATAATGTGTGACGCTCTTGATAATGAAGTATCAAAAACATCAGGATGATCAAATTCCCCGTACACAACACCCATGGTACTAATTCGTTCATTTAATTCCTTTAAACAAGGTAAGAACTTCTCAGCAGTATAAACTCTTTCGTTACGGTTTTTAACACCAAACTCAGTAAATATACCACCTAATAAGTATTCTTTCTTGCCTCCAGAAATCTGAACATTCTCCTTTAAAGGATTTGTGTTATTTTCAACAATAAGAATTGGTTTCATCTATGTGATTTATTTTTATTTTAAGTATATATTCACTCTTAAAAAACCTTATTTTTTTAAGGAGGATTTTTTATGGACCAGAAAAAAACTTATAGATTTTATAAAATATAACATTATAAAAAGTGATGTATAAAGTTGAAATTTTTCCAAAAAATGACAGTTTCTTAGGAGACTTACTCACTTTTTTAAAAGAAAAATCTTCTCAATTCAACAGAGATTTTTCCATTGATAATATATTAAATGATAACGACTCCCTCCAATTAAAAGAATATTTTATAAAAAAATCACCTATCTACTTAAATGATGTGTATGGAAGTACATTTCAATCATCCTATAGAGGTAATGATCAAATTTATTCCATATCCCACATCATAAAATCTATTGAAGTCACAGAAGATAAATATTTTGGAAATATAGATCCATGGGACTATGGTGAAATTATAGATTTTGAACAGGGTTTTTTAAAACCAGTATATTTTAAAAAAGATGATAAAATTGAATATCAAATAGCAACTTTTGATATTGATTTCTATATAATAAATACTGCCGCATGATTTTAACAAGAGAAATATTAATTAAAATCAATGAATCTAATTACTCTTACTACGAGGAATTGGGTTATGATGTAACTATTGGTGAAACAATTGAAATACCAATCGAATTACTCTCCACAGGAAGTCATTATAAAATTGAATGTGAATGTGATGGTTGTGGTAAACAAAAGGATGTTATTTTCAAAAACTACATAAAATATGGTAATCGGTGGGGGGAATACTATTGTAGAAAATGTTCCGAATCAAAACGAAAAGCCACTCTTATACAAAACTTTGGAGTTGAATACCCAATACAAAATAAAGAAATAAGACAAAAAATAGAAAACACCATGATACAAAAGTTCGGTGTTGACAATCCCTCCAAATCTAAAGAACTGATTAGTAAAAAAATCAGATCTTAAAATTCGAACTCTCCACCACCTTCTCCACCTGCTTGGGCTCCTCCTTGTGCTTGTGCCGCTGGTGCCTGAGCACCTCCTTGTGCTGGGGCTTCTCCACCTTCTGCTGCCGGAGCTTCACCACCTACAGCTTCTCCACCTTCCATTCCTTCACCTTCTGGTGCCGTACCACCACCTTGTGAAGATTTGATCCAATAAGCTTTATTTTCTTCTTTCTCTTCTGGTGTCAGTTTAAGGATTTTATCAACTAAGTAATCTATGTGGAAATATGGTTGACCATCACTCTTTGTTATCCCAAGTAATGTAGAAAGTAATCCGGCTCTTTTTTCAAGATTTCCTAATTTCTTCCACTCCTCGAATAGTTGGTTAGAATAAAAAACCAAATCAATTTGATTCAAAAATACCTCATCATCCTTCAACTCTGGAAATTCCATTAACATTTGAAGTTTTAAAGGCTTTACTATAATCTCTTTGTAATTTGCTCTCAATCGACTTATAAAGTTATTAAATTTTACTTCGTCTCTGGTCATAGAAGCAGCATCATCAAATACTGTACCACCACCACTTTCTCTATCAAATCTTTGAAATGGAATCTTTGATGCTCTTTTCAAAGCATTAAAAAACCAAGTTAACATATCATTCTCATTAAGATTGTGACCTTCCGGGCTCATAAGTTCCATAGCTGGTACACCACCATCACCTTCAGGAAACCATATTTGTTTATTATATGGTAGATGTTTTCTACCATTTATAGTAACCGTTCCAAGAGTATCATCCCATTCAATCTCTTCAGAGTAATCAGCTATAAGTTGGCCAATTTGTTCCTCAGCACGTTGTCTTGGTAGACCCTTAATAGGAATAGTAAATTTTTGATAAATTGTAGCGTTAATTATGTTGAACATAATTCTTGTTTGCTCCAATATCTTTAATTGATTATATGGTCTAATCAACCCCTCAACATAAGATGTTTCTGAGTAATCATTCTGTGTAGAATATGAAACAAAAACAATCTGAGAATCTAAAAATATTCTTCTTAATTGTGGATCTTCTGGGAACTGAATCCATAAATTACCAATAGCTGGTTCATAAGCAGGGACCAAGGTCTCTGGTCTCATTCTATTGAAATAGATGATATTTTTCTTTTTATCATCCCAAACAATTTCCAAAGCTACATAACCATCAATAAGGTAATCCCTCATCATATTCCAAGCAGTAATACCATCAGAGAAACCAAATTTATTATAAATCTTTTCAAAATATTCTTGATATTTATCTTTTATTTCTTGAGAATAATCATTTGATATTGGTTTCGGAGAACAAAAATCCTGAGCATCATCATAATCTATGGCTTCATCACAAACAGAAGAAACAAAATCTCTAATCTCATCTTTAATTGAGTATTCCCTTAAAATTCTTCTTTTATCAGCATATGATCTATCCAAATAAGGAATTGATTTACGATTCAATACAGAAGCAACCGCTTTCTGTGAAAAGAAATCATACATAGAGTTATTTTTCTGAGAATATGGATCCTCATTCATACCAACACCAACAGTGTTTCTAATGATCATATCATCATATTTCATACCAAAATTTGATAGAGTTCTAAGCAATCTATTGAATAAACCCTTATTTTCAACGGATGATGAAACTAAAGCTGATGATTGAGATTGTTGGTTAAGTGGATTATAACTGCCAGCCATTTAAATTTACAAAATTTGTAATATATATTAAATTATTGAATATTCATAATTTAACTTGGTCGACCATATTTGGTCAAACTAGTTTGTAACCTTTGGATATGCTTTTTCAATACTTCATAATTTTCATTAATCTTTATCTCTTTGATACTTAGTACCAATTTTTACTTTCCAAATGTCATAAAGTTTTCCCGGATCGTATTTATTTATTGGATGACCCGAATATAGAAATCTAGGAATTGCCGACATATTGATTCTATGTACAGCAACTAATTGTGACATATTATATTCCATAATAGCATACTCAAATCCATATCTCAAAAGCTCATTATAGGTACCAGTAAAATCTACATTCAAAGACCTATCTTGTTCAAAATCCCCCTTGGTAAAAAATTGATCAAAAAAACTAGCTCTTATTTCAATAGGTATAAGATTCATATTTACCGCCATTACAATAATCAAATTTTCAAATTTCCTAAATTCTATTGTAAATACCGGTGAATATTTAATCCAATTTGAATCATCCATATAATGAAAGAAATAAAATCGACCCATTTGTATATCCTGTACACTTGTTGATTGAACTTCATTATCTGATTTAGAATATTTTTCATAAAAATAAAGAGAATTGCTCTTGAAGTTATCAGCAATACCCCGACCATTATTTTTCAAAGAATTATTAACCCGTTCAAGTAACTCTCCCATATCAATATATATTCAAAATTGATATTTTTTTTTATGATCAATAGTGCCCCAAGACAGCCAAATAAATATAAACAAGGGTTATTCACACCAAAAAACAAGGATAAAATAATAAAATTAAATTCACAGGGTGGATTGTTTTATCGTTCCGGTTTAGAACAGAAGATGATGATCTATTTGGACAATAATACAAAAATTATTAATTGGGGTGCCGAACATTTAAAAATACCTTACATAAAAACTGAATGGGTTACTGAGAGCCAAGAATTCAAAACAACCGAACACAGTTATTACCCAGATTTCTATTACGAATTATTAAGAGAAGATGGTTCAATTTCGAGAGTAGTGGCTGAAGTAAAACCCAATAGTGAAACCAAAGAACCAAAACTTAATGAAAATCCAACAACAAAACAACTAAAAAATTTCGAATACTCTCTTAAAATGTATAACAAGAATTTAAGTAAATGGAAATATATGATAGAGTATTGTAATAGGAAGGGGTTTGAATTTATTATAATTACCGAACAACACCTTGGATAAATATTGTCAAATAGATTACTATATAAACAACCACTGATATCAAATTATATGCGTTAATAATCATATTATTTTTTGTAAAAGGGGTCAAGAACTTTGATAGCTCAATACAAATAATCATAAGAAAATAAAACCATAAATCAGTAAATAGACCTAGTGGTAAACAAATAAAATTTATAATCTTTGATACTAAAAAAATTGTTAGTCGAGTTCTATTCACTTCAAGAAAGTTAGGACTATAGATAACAGCTTTTTCTCTAACCTGAACCAACTCAACCCAAATGAATAATAAAGAAAGAGAATAAAAAAAGGTTATCATAGTTTTAATCAAATTGAGTGTAGTCCCATACCATCGTTTGATGATTCGATTGAAATTAATCTTATTTGATGATCGTTATCACCCTTTTTCTTATATAATTCGTTAAACCCTTTCGCTAAACCCCTTTTGAAAATTTCAGTAAAATAAGCAAAAGCATTATCAGATTTTTCCTCATTGAAGTTGTACCAATTTGAGAACATATCTAGTAATCCCGACTGATAACAATCCATTCTATCGTCATTACTATAGTATCTCATTTTTTTGATAGTTCTTTTAGCGAGTGTTTCCAACATCAATTTGGAATTTCTTGTCAACTTGCCTTGGGCTTTAGATATAATTATCTCTACATATAAATCTCTGTTTTGAAGGTACATAAAATGAAATTATTTTTTAAGAATTTAATTCTTAATTAATTCCTTTCATGTTATATTATAAAGAATAATTTAGTTTAAAATAAAAAAACCTCCTAAAAGGAGGTTTTTATTTAATTATACAAGTCTTTCTTTTTCTCTTTCTCTGTATTGTAATTCTCTTACTGAAAGAAGGTCTTTTTCTAATTGATCCTTTCTCTTAGCTAAGTTACCAAGTGCAACTTGTAAAGAATTTGACTCACCTAACATTTGCATTGAGTTTTGAACTTTTTGAATGTTAAGATCAACGTCTTCTAACTTAAGACTGATTTCTCTTTCTTTGTCTTCAAGCTTTCTCTTTGTAACAATTTCCTTTTGAAGATTATTCTCATAGAAATAAGTCAAATCAAAATTCAATTCATTTCTTACTTCATTTACAAGTTCTAAAGCTGACTCATATTTGAAGAATGAGTTACCATATCTTTGGTCACATCTATAAAGATAAGTTGCACTTTTATAGTTGAAAGCATAAACCTCAAGATGTGGATTTACTAAATTGGAAACTCTCTTAATAACATCCATTTCAACAAACTTATTAAGATTGTGAGAAGTTTCAAGTAAAACTGGATAGAAGTTCTTATTAACGATAGGAATGATTGGTGAAGAGAATAAACTCTCAAGAGTTGTTTCTTTATTCATTTCATCATCATTGATGAAAATAACACCCTTTTTGTTAACAGATAATCCAATTGTTAAATTTTCAGAAATTCTAAAATTAATTTTGTCATCAGATAAAGAAGCAAATCTCATACCAATCTCAAGGTTTCTTAAAGTCTTAAGTTTTTCGGGATCAGTTACATGAGTCTCAAGAAGAGTTTTCTCAATATTGTCATCAGTTAAAAGGAACCAAGAATCTCTTACCATACAAAGATAACCATCTTCAACTTGCTCAACGATAGTGTAAATAGACTCAGCGTTTCCACCGGAAAGAAGGTTTGTCTTTTGCTCAGGATTTTTTGTCAAATTATGAACAAATAATTTAATTTCAGGTACCCAGTCATAAACTGCAAGTTCGTTAAGAATTTTAGACATTCTATCTTGATCAGTATCTAAATTGATCGTTTGTAATAGAACATTGATAGGTTGTCTGTAAAGTTCACCTTGATTTTTTGAATCCAACACATTATACAAATGTTTTAATTCATACAATAGTTGATACTGACTCATATCATCAGTTAGTGATTCTAATAGACCCTTAACTTGTTTATCGTAAGTAAATGGTTTGAGTTTTTCATTCAATGAATTGATTACAACCTTTTCAGATAATTCATTACAAGCATTCATATGTCCCTCAAGGATTGTGGATACTTCCATTTGATCCACTGTAAGGGATTTTTTAAAATTGAATAACTCCATTTTGAGATTCTTCATAATGACAAATATTAATTTTTTGTTTTATAAAGTATATATTATATAAAAAAAACGTATTTTTTACATTTTTATATCTTTACGAAAT